TACCATTTATATAAATATAGATGAGTCTATCTTCTGATGATTTATCAATTACAAATGATATTCTTACTTTTTCATCTTCTTTAAACTTTGCAGAGATTGAACTAAGTTCAGACCCAAAAGAAACTTCCTGAGTCTTAATACTTAATCCTATATTATTATAAATACAAGACATTATAACTGCGTCATAGTTACTAATGCTTGTAGTAGAGAATTCTATTTCAATTGTCTTACCTAAAGACTTAAAATCAGTACTAAATAACTTATATGGAATAGTTACTCTTGCTTCACCACTTACTCTTAAGACTGTTTCGCCATTATTTATAATTCATCCATTATTAACAAAGTTAAAGTCAGTTAGAGTACAATGTATGTTATTATATTCCCATACGGATGGATTACTTTCATTATTACTTCTTCCATTAGATGTTAAATATAGAACTAAATCATCTGTAACAGGATCAACATTAACTTCTGACTCTTCAACATTAAATGTAAAAGTTCTAGTAACTGTTTTACATGTAATAGTAAGAACTACAGAACCAGTCTCTGTAAATCTATAATTCCACATATGAGAGTTCCTATCTACATTTAAAATGTTAAGGACAGTCCCATTTGCAGATAATGTAATAGTTGTTAAAGAAGCGATTGGATCATATACTATATATTCTATATTAGCTACTTCATACTGTCCATAAGTTCCATCTTGAAATGATGATGCAATTATAGGAGTATTATTTCCAGCTACTACACATATTAATGCAAAGAATAGTGAATTTGAAGTAACAGTAACACCACTTACCTCTGCAGTCATATATACTCTTAATGTGTGACTACCATGAGTTTGTTGTGGTAAATTATAAGTTATTTGTCTATTGGAAACATCAGTAACTAAGTTTCCTACTTCTACATTGTCAATAACAAAGTGTACTGTTTTTGTAATTGCCCCAACAGGAGTAAATCTAAATGGAATAGATCCAGTATAAGGAACTTTATAATCAAATGTAGAAGTTAAAGATAATGCAACTACATTTATATTATAAACAATATTTCTATTATTTCCTTCTGTGTCTGTAACATTAATGTTTACAGTGTTATTTCCAGATTTTAGATATTTAGTGATATCAAATGATGTCTCACCTTGTCTTATGGTCTGTGTGTAAACTAAAGTATTATTAACTGTATACCTAGCCACACCATTACCTGTAGGATAATTATCAGAAGCTCAAACAGAAGTAAAATTATAAGTAAGTATTACTGTATCAGATGGAGATTTAGTTAAAACATCATCACCCACAACTTCAACAGTTATAGTTACTAAATTAGTACCACCACCTCCACCACCTCCCTTAGCTCCATTTATATAAATCCAAGCTAAGTTTTTATCCATTCTATCTATCCTATTATGAACCCTGGTAAAACCATCATCGACGGATACAGTTTCATCTGGACTATCTACATAAGCAGGGTTAGTGAGCTCTAACTCTGATGCATTAGATGCACCTGTTAGAACTCACATTCCTTTGTTTTTATCGTAATATTTAATTTTCATACTACTCTACTATTATATTATAGTTAGAATTAGTAACTCCATTTCCACCTACTTTTTCCAATTGAGAAGCAACTACTGGCTTATAATAATAATACCACCAGTTATCATTACTTCCAATCTTCTTAAGTTTATAACTTTTACCCATAATTCTATCTCTTATTGTAGTAGAGTTAGCTGGATTCTCAACTTCTGTTCCCTTTCCTATACTTCAAACTATATAATGTGGAAATTGTTGTGCAATATTTACCTTTACAGTTACAGAATTAGTATCAGCATCTTCTACTTGTGAAGATACTGGGTAATAATTACTTAACCAAGGTATATTCTGAGCAGGTAATTCCTTATTAGAAATAAGTTTAAATCCTGTTGCTTGACAAGTTACATATTTAACATATGATAATGAACTATCAGTACTTATTCTTACTAAGTTCTTTTCTCTAGCAGGTAAAGCTACATATCAATCAGGATTAGCTGTTGGACTATATACAATAGGTTCCATAGTTAAATCTGGATCATCGTGAATGAGTCTCGTGTTTGTATATGTATGTTTATGACCCCCAAAGCATAACTTAAATCCATTATCCTGCAAGAATTGACTGTACCAGTAGGCCCCTTCTGTATTTAAATGGCTACCGCCTCTTTTAACACTCGGATTCTTGGTATAAGATCCATCCGCATTCTTAGTTAAGTACAGCATAATTAAATCTGCTGTTAACAAAGTCAGAGGACAATCATGACAATAAGATATTTTCCATTTAATGTTAGAATCAGATGCTAATTCAGTAAGTCTAGCATTACACCAAGTATGTATAGTTTCATAAACATTGGAATCTTCATAAATACTTGTTTTAGCTGTACTCGTTATTTCAGAATCCATAGCTAGAAAGTATGTATCTCCATATTTGAAGTCATATACACTTGCTATATATTTACCATTAGCTGTCTTAGGAACTTCTGTTGGATGTTCATAGGTATAGAAATATTCCGTATATATTGGATTTACTTTACTTAATGCTTCACCATCACCCAATGCATAAGGATCTAATAAACATAAATCATTATTACCAACAGTGAACATATGTTCATAATCCTTTACTAATACATCCCCATCTAAATAGTAATCTAGATATTCATTTATTCTATTGCCATTTTGACAAGTATCACCAGTATTGATAACAAAATCAAATGTTTCATTATTCTTTATATACTTAGCACATTCACCTCACATGTCATACTCATTTCCAGTAAATCCTTGTTGGTCTGTTACCTGTAAGAATTTAAATCCATTTGATATTACACTGGCTCTAGTTCTAAGGGTAAATGATCTTTCTTCTGTTCAAAATCCTTCTCTACCTACTTTATAGTAATACTTCTGATTAGCTTCTGGAAAATCCTTTATAAATTTATGAACCGTAAATGATGTTCCATCTGTAGAAATAGTTCTTATTCTGTTATAAATAGAATCATCTCAATGTTTAGTAGATGATCTACCATCTCCTTCTTTAAATGATTCAAATTTATTTACATCAGTGTATTCTTCATCATCTTTTCTGAATCAAATGTATTCATTGTAGAATCCTTTACTAATCCAGTTAAAACATCTTGTAGTATGAGCATTATATCCAAATGTACAAGTAACTACATTGGGAGCTCCACTTTCTATTAATGTTTTATCAAAGAATATATTTTTATTCTGTTTAGAATTCTTTGGAGTATACATTGTAACATCTAAATCAACTGGCATGTTGTTAAGATCTAAATACGTTCAGTCTACAGCATTACTTCTAGCTGTAACAGCTTTAGTTGCTTGTGATACTGTATCCATATTATAATATCTATATAATATATAATCAGTTCCACTTACAAGAGTTGGAAGTTTCTCACATATAGCATTTGTGCCATTATATTTACCTACTCCAACTAGATCAACATACCATTTAATTACTCCGGAAGTACTTCAAGGAGTAGATTCTTGTAATATATTTTCAGCATAATAAGTATCACTTTCAGCACCTGTAATAAAGAATGAACAGCTTTCATTGAATTTAATTAGTCCATCTTCATCATATATGTCACCAAGTTCCCCGCTATGCAGTGTAGCACTTTCAGTTCAATACATATCAGGTTCACCAACTTGTATATAAGTTGTATTAACATCTAAAAGACTACACTGAGCTCCTTTTATTAAAAAAGAATTCATTGATTTAATAATACCTCTTAAAGGTAATGTAATCCATTTACCAGCATTCTTACATGTATAATGTAAATATAAACCTTTAAGATTTAAATCTTTCTTACCAAGGTTACATAACTCTACAAAGTTATGAGAAACTGGATTGTAAGATGTCTTAGTAGCAGATTCTCCACCGCAATATACAGAGTTTATATACACTTTTGGTGATGTAGTTGATCCTACATCTGTAGAATTGTTAGGAAAGTACAAGGTTGAATAATACTTTCCAGTATTCAACATTTGAGAATTACTTGCCAAAGTATTTTCATCTAAACTATAATCATATAAATCTAACTTACCATTATTTATTTCAATTCTATACAGTAAGTTTTTATTAGTCATATCAACCATCTCAATACCAGTTATTCTCTTGATTGAGTTGATTTCTTCTTGTAATATACCGTCCACTACATCAGGTTCTTCAGGATTAGGCTCATCATTGCTACTTCCTATTTTTATTAATTCATCTGTACCAATATTCTTTATTCACAAATTCTTGGTATCATAACATCAGAGAAATTCACCTTGTATAAAGTTATCCTTATTTGCCATCATTTCAGAGTAAGTTCCACACTTAACTCTTAAATGTTTTGCATTTGGATTTCTTTCATTATACTCTGTTGGTTCATCAAACTCTGAATCATCATATGTACCAATACCCACAGGTATTGAATTTGGATCAGGTCTTTCAGTCTCACTTCCATCAAATGCTTGTAGTTGATTATTTGCAAAATCTCCGAAGTTTATTTCATGACTAAAAGCATATTCAATAGTACTAAGTCTTTGCTGCAAATCTGATATTACTGTAAGTAGTCCAGATATCACATTATTATTCTGATTATTAAATTTTTTATCAGATGTATCAATCCATAAAGCATCAGTATCTTCTGGCTCTTCATCTGATATAATAATATCTCCACTAACTGTCTGTGTTCCACCACTTCCAAAATCATTTCATTGATTATAATCATTTCATTGATCTAATGTACTAATGAATTGCTTGGAAGATCATTCTCCATCACTAGTTTTATATGTAATTATAAAACCTTCTTTCTTAAGAGCTTCTGGAACTAAAGCTATTGCTTGTTGTAAATCTTGAATTGAGGAATCCTTGTGAGAGGTATTATATATTGTCTGATTCTCAGCATATTGTTTCTGAGATACAGCTATATTAGGATTATCTGATATAGTACTTGACATAGTAGGATATCAAGAACTCTGATAGATAAATCCATTTAAAGTGTAAATATATAATCCACTTTCAGATGGAGTAGCAGCATTAACTACTGAAACTATACCACCGATTGGTATTGGATTTCCATCTAAACCAATAGGATTATCAACATCAGATTGCATCTCTGCTACAGAAGTATAAGTTTTTCTTATATTTAAATTATAGAATAAAGCTATTTTATCAATAGATTCATTTATAATTTGTTCTAGAAGTCTTTCTGAATTCTTTACTATTTCCTTATCTCCAGATGTATAATTATTGTCAGTATGGACATAATTAGGATCAGAGATATAGCCCATATCATTTTCCAGTTGACTTACTTTTGTTATATCCTCTTTATCAGATTCATCAACACCACAACTGTCACAACCTCCAGCTACATATCCTGCAACAGAAGTTGTAACAGTTTTGTTGTCAACTCTTTTAACAATTTTATCCTCTGTTATATGATAGTTATCAGAAGATATTTCCTCTACCTCTCCTTCATCAGGCTCTTCCTCAATTTCTTCATTGTTATTTAAATCTTCTTCTTCTTCATAGTAATATTCATCAGATACTTCTATCATAACTTACTTCAATAATGAATGTGCAATAAAGATAGAATCAGGTAATTTATTTTGTAAATCAATAAGATTAATTATATCTAATATCTTTTTATAATCACATTTGTAACCTTTTTCCATTTTATCTAACATTTTAGAGAATTCCTTTATTGCTTCTTGTTTTAACTTATCTACAACCACAGCCACTACTTTTTGTTACATTCTCACATACTCTACCACAACCTTGTAATCTATTATAGGTTATCAAGGCATTCTCCCAATCATCTAAATCAGAATAGTATTGTATAACATTTAATGCCATTCAAACTAAATCCCTATTGAAATAAATCTCAGGATTATTCTTATTCTGACATTTTAAATATCCAGAAAG